CCGCAAGCTGCTCTCCAAGTTGAACAAGCGCATCAATACCGTCGAAGTGAAGATGTGTGCGGGTGACTGGGAGGAGATTCAGCCGCCCACAGTGCCTGGTCGTGCTCTCAACAAATATCGTGCTGCGTTTCTCAATGAGACACTCCATAAGATTCCCCAGGGCAGTGTCTACCGCCCTCGTTATGAGCCTGATTTCCGTCATCCTCATGATGAGGCCCGCATGGCGTGCCGCGAGCACTTTCAAGAGCACTTTGCGGCCGCTGCGCGTGGAGAGGTGACGCTTAAGGGCGCTGACACGGTCTACCCGCACGAGGTAGTCAAGAAGATTCTGGAGTCATACCGCTATGACCATTACTATGGAGAGGCGGCAAACCTTTCACAGGGCCAGCATGACCTTGTCCTTGGCCAGTGGCGGGGCTTTGTAGAAAAGGCGCGTGCAGGCGGAGCCCTCGGCAACTGCGTTGCGCTCTGCGACTTCAGTGGGTCCATGGATGGTGTTCCGAAGCTAGTCTCCATGGCCCTTGGTCTCCTAATTGCCGAGGTGAGCGGCACCAACAAATTCCTCACCTTTGACTCCGAGCCAAAGTGGCACCAGATGCGTGCTGATCAGACAATCATTGAGCGTGTTGCCGCAATTGGCTCCATTGGTCACGGTCTCAGCACAGACTTTCAGAAGGCAATGGACCTTGTCCTTGCGGATGTCAAGGCGCGGCGACTCCGCCCTGAGGAGATTCCTAAGGACCTCATTGTCTTCACGGACATGGGTTTTGACCAAGCTTGCGGCTCTGACAAGGCAAGCGCCTGGACAGGTAACTCATACCGCAATGTCGTGAAGACAGCGCCTTGGCAGACGCATATCCAGATGATTCGCGAGGCATGGCGTCGTGCTGGCGAGGACATGTGGAACCAGCCTTTCGTGCCGCCTCGCATTGTTATCTGGAATCTGCGAGCCGAATACAAGGACTTCCATGCGGCCGCGGACGAGGATGGCGTCATTATGCTGAGTGGCTGGTCGCCTGCACTCTTCAAGGTGATTCAGGAGAAGCGAGTTGATGTCCTGACGCCTATGGACGCTCTCCGCCTTCAGTTGGATGATCCGATGTACGATGCAGTCCGCGAGCGTCTTCGTGTCCTCATGGCAAGTGCGTAGTAACCCCAAAATTTGAACCTTTTACTTGTTTTTAGTAAACCAGTAGAAATGTCAACCTACACCCGTGAACAGCTTCAGCAGATGGGAAAGGACTATGCTGATGCTGTTATTGATAATGAGACGAATATCTTTATGAAGTACATTGGCCAGGGTATTCTAAAGCATGCTGCTCTTGGTGAGAAGAAGATTTACTTTCCAATTGCAAATTATTCTGGGCCGATTCAGCGTCTTTCTAATGGTAATCTGAATCGCTATGATCCTGGTCCTATTCCGAGAGTCTATCTTCCTGATGTGATTCAGAAGTTGCAGGTCTTCTTTCCTGATACGGAGTTCATACCTGGAGATGACTTTCTGTGGGTGAACTGGAGTTAGTAAGAGAAGCGCAAAAATTTGAAAACTTTTTTTTGATTTAGGGAAAAGCATAAGCAATAAGCAACCATGGCCTCCATCAACCCTGACTTCCTCTGCCCCATCACTGGCGAGATCATGCGTCGCCCTGTCATCGCCTGCGGCGACGGGCACATCTTTGACGAGACTGCAATTGCGCGCTGGGCGATGTCGCACGCCACATGCCCCACCTGCCGCCAGACTCTTGTTCCGCACTTCATCCTGAACCGCGCTCTTCTACAGCAGATCCAGGACTACCTTACCGCAAATCCTCCACCTGCTCCGCAGAATCCTACACCGCCTTTCAAGGATGGTGCGGTGACCTGCACAGCGGATATGCTGGAGGAGAATGGAAAGAGCTTCCTCCATGTTCAGGTGCAGACTGACTCCAGTGGTCTGCGCCAGGGCACTGTCTACATCCTCGGCCTGGACAATTCGGGCTCTATGGGTGAACTTGCAGACCCTGAGTCTAAGGAGTCGCTCTTCACTCGCATGGACCTCGTCTACCACACGGTCAATACGGCTGCCGAAATGATGACGGAGAATGATAGTGTAGCGCTTGTCTCCTTCAGTGCGGCCGCACAGACTGTCTTGGAGCCTACGCAGATGAATCCTGCAGGCAAGGCGAAGCTCAAGGCTCGACTTGCGACCATCAAGCCAGATGGTATGACCAACATTGAGGCTGCTGTACGCGAGATGATGGGCATTGCTAATCGTCCTGAGATGGCGGGCCGCAATATCGTCGCAGCTCTGCTAACAGATGGTGCCGAGACGGTCAAGCCGAGCCCCAGCGGCACGGTCGTGGCCCTGTCTCGCATCCCAATGCGGAACCAGTGGAACCTCTCCACCTTTGGTCTGGGCTACTCTCTTGATAGCGCCCTGCTCATCAAGCTCGCTGAGATGGGTGGCGGCAGTTTCGGCTTCATTCCAGATGTCAGCATGGTCGGCACTGTCTTCATCAACTTCATCGCAACGGCCGCAGCATCTGGCTGCCGCAATTCCGAGCTCTCCATCAAGGTGAACGGCACGGAGTCGAAGATGAACACGGGCCTCCTCTGTATGGGTCACCCGCGCGACTTCTTCTTCCCAGTTCTGCCCGCCTCTACAATTCAGGTGAGCGTAAACGGTTCTGCACCTGTGGCTCCTATGGGCGCAGCAAGCGACTTCGTCAAGACGCGCAAGCTCTACATGGATCTGCTCCAGATGGCAATCCAGTTTGCCGAGGCGCGCAAGACGGACATCGCCGCCGACACTCTGATGACACTTGAGTCAAAGATGGCTGCAAGCGCCTGCCCTCAGACAAAGGCCTTTCTGCTGGATGTCAAGTCAGATGACTCGAGTGAGGGTCAGATTGGCATGGCTCCGCACTACTGGCAGCGGTGGGGCGGACACTACTCTCGCTCCTATCTGCGCACAGTTCTCCAGCGCGGCTGCCGCCTGAACTTTAAGGACCCTGGTAGTCTGCTCCACGGCAAGCATCCTCTCTTTGAGGCTATTGTTGCAGACGGTGAGGAGAAGTTCATCAGTCTGCCGGTTCCTGAGCCCAGTGGGCACAGGGCGGACTTGAGTGCTGCGCAGACTGCGACAGTCATTGCATCTGCCCAGCAGTACATGAGGAGTGCAACTCAGGCGGCCTACAGCGGAGGCTGTTTCGCAGGCCATGTCAGGATTATGACCTGGGACCCTCTTGCACAGGTATATTACCGCAAGCCCATCTCAGAGATTCGGCCTGGTGACTTCGTCTGGACGATGCAGGGCAAGGCCAAGGTCGAGGTCTTTGTGACCTGCGGCTCTAAGAACCCGTATCAGATGATGAGCAAGGTTCAGGGCAAGGACGGAATCTGTCTTCTGACACCCTACCATCCCTACATGAACATTCAGGATGGCACTTGGGCAACTGGCAGGGACACTGTAGGAGATGAGTCAATGGCCATTAGTACAGTGTACAATCTGGTTTTGGACAAGGGTCACATCATCGACATGGAGGGCGTATTCTGCTGCACTCTGGCCCACGGAATCCGCGGCAAGGTGATAGGCCACGACTTCTTCGGCACGACTGCGGTCCTTGAGGCCATGAAGCGGCAGACTGGTTTCCCATGCCCTGTCTACAAGAATCTGGAGGTACGCCGCGACCCTGTCTCAGGTCTCATCAATGACTGGTATGATGACATCTGAGCAATAACATAAAACACACAAAACAAAACAAATCACAAAAAATATCTGAGATTACTTTATTTTTTGTCCTTAATTAAAATCTCTGGAAAGGGCCCCTTTCGCCGAGGATTAGGAAATACATAATCAGGATACTTTTTCATGAGTCCCTCTACATCTGCTTTTATACGCGCAAGGCGATTGCCATCCTGTAGACCACCTGGAGTTGTATAAATAGATGTTTTTGCAGCTACAAAATTCAAACGCACTATCACGCCGTCTTCCTTGTAGAATAATAGACTGCGCTCGTAATCGTCCTTGGGTCCTGTCGTGACGGTGAGTTTTCGTTCATTCTTAAAGTTGATATAACCGAAGAAGTTTCCTATGATGAATTTGAGGTCATAATTTACAGTATCCTTCATGAAAAATCCATTTGCGCTCGGATAGAGACCCCAGAGATTCGCTCCTTTCGCAGCGCATTCCTTGAATCCGCGTTCAATCACAGATTTGAGGCTCACAAGTTCCTTTTCATGACGTTTTTTACTAGCATCAAACTCAATAAACCCTCGAATATCATCATCACAGCTGACAATTTTCTTTCCCTTTGGAAAGTAGTTTGAGATAAAATTGCGTACAGCAGCAAGTCCTGGTACACCAATAATTAGATGTCCATAGGTTGAAGGCTCAAGTGCTTCCTTGTAGGTATCATGCTCCTCCTTGCTCGCAACAAATACATAGATTTTCTCTTTGGGTATCTTGTATTTCTGTAGTGTAGCAAGTGTTTTCTCTTTGAGTATCTCTTGACGTTTATAGGAGGGTATCGCAATGACATAGTCTGGGCTTTTTAATTTACGTGTCTTACCCATCTAGCAGATGCTAAGAATTTACCAGCGCTGTCCACAATGTCCACTATGGCCACCTGGACAGTAGTCCTCCTGCTTGAATCCAGGCTCATGACGGCAACAGTCTCCATGACTATCTTTTGCCGTAGAGAGCTTCTGACCTGTAGTTGGGTCATAATAAGGACTACAGTATTTGAGACCACAGCGCCAGCACCATGATCGGCCACATCCTGCCTCCTTCACAAAAGTTCCTTTTGTCTCGAGACCACAGGCAAAAATATAATCACACGCGTTATCCTTCAGGCACCAACGCTGACACCAAGGGCATTGCTTTGCATCGTTCATTCTACATCGGAGTCCGGAAAACTCACGAGTGTCTGCTCGCGCGAATCATATCGGCCCAGATACTTTCCAATGGTGCCGTCCTTCGGCTTTTCGTAGACCTTGTCTTTGGTTGAATCATACCAGTAGGATTTGTCTGCAATTGTCTTTGGCACTAATTGAATCTTGATAACTTCAATGGCTTCAAGAGGCTTCTCGGCCACTTCCACTGCCTTTGCCACTTGGACCACAACCATGGGTGCAGTCTTCTTTACAACCTTCTTTGGCTTGGGCGCTGGTTTAGGCTCCACAGGAGGAGCGGGAGCAGGAGGAGCAATGATTGGGGGCGCAGCGGTGGTAATGGGTTTGGTGGGCTCTGAAAGGGTAGATACCACGGTCCCATTTTTCTTAGGACGCCCTAGCTTTTTAGCCTCTTTCTTTGGCTCAGTCACAGGCTTGGGCTCAGTCACAGGCTTCGCCTTCATCTCTAGTCCACCCCTTGAGATTCTTTGAGCCGTTTCTGCCTCAGTGATTTGTTTGGGACTAGGCGCATTTCCTGGAAGTTCCGCAAACCGTAGATAACGAGGTGAGCCAAAGACCCAACAATTTTCAATATATGGTTCATCTATCTTTCCAAGATAGTGACTCTGCTGATTTTTCAGTACAAATGGAAGTTTTCGTTTTTCAATACAATGGTCGCAGAGTTCATCGTGAGTGGCAATCTCCCCACATCGTCTCTCCGTGAAATATCCACTCTTTGTCGGAAATGGAATCTCTTTCTTTTCCTTCGTATAACGCCCTTTACACTGCATGAGTTTATGCTCATTAAGTCTACAGGAAACGCCAGTCAAATTTGAATATTCGCCTTGTGGTTTATATACTCAAGTATAATGTCAATATTCTCGGCATATAATCCAACGAACAAGGCGGTAAAGCTGCTTGCCTACTATTATACCTTTAGTGTCACCCTTCTTATTATTGGAGGTGCCCTTTCTGTGCCAACTGTAATTGTGACAGGCTTTATCATGTTGGGACTGACCTTTTGTGTGAATATGATGATGCCAACTGCCGAACTAACCTATGAGCAAGAATATGGACATTTTCCAAAGTCTCGTGGAAACTCTCTAGCTCAAGAGGAGCTCAGCGTACCGTAATGCGCAAGTTTTCTCGCAGACGGGTCAGTAACTCCAGGTGACCAACGCGGCATCCAGAATGCAGGAATGACGGTCTCAATTGACTCCGTTCCATAAAAGGATTCGTAGAGGGTTCTGTAGAAATAGGCTTCGGCTGTTGTAGGCATCAAATAATTAATCTCAAGCGTCTTCATCTTCCAGTCCTCAGGCAAACACGGCTCAACACGCTCTTGAATCTCCTCAAACCAACTTTTTTCTTGGCTACTCACTCCATCACTGAAGGCCTCCTTCTGCCGCCAGAGCACCTCATTTGGTAGAAGGTCCATTGCCTCAAATGCCTTTCGCAGAATCCACTTCTCCACTTGTACCCCTTTTACAGGTCGTCGCCACACTGTTGCAACCGAACATGCAACTGCGACAAACTGCTTATCTAGGAAAGGGGTCCTCGGCTCCAGACCGTGTGAACTGATAGTTCGGTCGCTTCGTAGTACATCATAATAATGAATCTCCTTAAGAAGCCTATCCACTTCGGTTTCGAAGGCCTGCTCACTCGGTGCCTTGTAGAAATAGAGATAGGAGCCGAACACTTCATCACTGCCATCACCATTGAAAACGACCTTACAGTCTGTCTGCTCTCTGATAGCCTTTGAGACGAGCCAATTTCCTACACTGGCCCGTACTGAAGTAATATCGTATGATTCAATATCATAGACAACTTGAGGAATTGCAAGGAAGAAGTCATCCGCTGTTAGAATAACTTCGGTATGGTCTGAGCCAATATGCTGTGCGACCATCTTTGCATATTTGAGGTCAGTACTACCAGGCATTCCAATACTAAATGTCTTTAGAGGCGGAAGTCCCAGTTCTTTCAGATTCTTCTGTACTAAGGCCGCAATTAGACTACTATCAATTCCGCCACTTAGAAGGGCAGCACACGGCCTCTCTGTAAGAAGACGCTTCTTTACAGCCTGTTCTAAGGCAAAGCGGACAGCATGTGCAGCAGTTGCAACACCCTTGACATTTACAGGACTGTACGACGGGTTCTTCAGCCAGGGACTCTGATGATATGCATACATGGAGAAGTTAGAGGCATCGGATGCCTGAATAGAGCCCCAGTGACCTGGAGAAAATTGCATGACATTTCCGTGTGAAGACGGGACGGCTTTGCGCTCACTTGCTAGTACAAGACTATTTGTAGGATGACTGTACAGATTGAGTTTAAGTGTAAGTGCACAGAAGTCCTTGACACCTGATAAACTGAAGTTTTTCACTGATGGCCAAGCGGCAAAGAGTGGACGAACACCGTACGGGTCACGACCCCAGAGTAGAAGGTTCCGTTTCTCATCATAGAGGATAATGGCAAATACGCCATCGAGGCAACGAAAGAAGGATTCAGGTGTATCACGGTAGACCTCGTAGAGAGGACCAAGGACTTCACAGTCTGAGCCTGATGGCATGGGAATCTTGTATTCCTCCGCAAGTGCCTTTGCATTATAGATTTCACCATTACAAATCCATGTAATGCCATTTTTGCTGAACGGCTGCATTCCAGCAGGATTTAGACCATTAATGGCAAGGCGAGTGAATCCAAAGGTGCCGCATGACTTTTTAACAATGGCCGTTGTCTCGGGACCACGGGCCTTGAGCTTAGCAACGCATGCATCAATGCCCGGACATTGAGCACTACCGAAACAGGCAAAGATGCCGCACATTTCGTTCTTTCTATAGAATTGAATTTCAGGCTTTTAGATAGAGCGCAATGGACTTTAGCGAATATATCAAAAATCTGCAGTCAGGCACGCAGTGGATTAATTATCAGGCTCAGGTTCTAACACCGCAGAGAGGCTATGGCAATACGACTCCCCTCAGCACTCTTACCACTGCAACCTATAACTATGCGAGTTATGAGCAGCGAGACTTAATAGCACAAGGTCGCTATTATCTAAGTACGGTAAATGTCTATACAACGAATGCTCAGTAGTGCTAGTATGGTTGTCTATAAGACAAAGGCGGAGCGTGTTCAAGAAGCTGTGACATTGCTAAAAAAACTTCAGGAACTTGGTATTGTGGTCTCAGATCCCGGCTATAAACAGGCCAAGACATTCTTAGATACATGGATTAAGGATGGTGAAGAGGCAACTCATGAATTCTGGTTTGCTCGATACGGACGAAAGGCGGTGATTGACCTACCGAAGCGTGTCGAGCGTGCCGCCACATTGAAGTTGCTAGCACCTGTAGAAGAGGAGGGTGAGGCCAGCGGCTAACGCGTGAATGCGCAATAGAAAAACTCATTCATCATAGACAAGAGTCGCTGATGAATGCGGGTAATGCAACCAGCGAAGGACCCTTATATGAACTGATTTCGCGAGGAAATAAGGATGCCTATTTTATATCAGATGATGCCACAGCACTCTTTCCCTACGATAATCGCTACGAACCGCAAGCTGCTGTGATTCACGAACTCCGTCGTATCCCTCCTCTTCAGGCCACCGAGTTCGGTCGCTCCATCGAGTTTCAGTTTGAAGTGGCTGGAGATGTTGTGATTGAGCCGACACTGGTCATTGACCTGCCTACCTGGCTCCCAGCACCTCAAGCGGTTTTGAATGGAAATTCAGTCATTACAGACTTATCAGGTGTCGCCTATGGATATACCCGCGGTATTGCGTATTTTCTCTTTGAGAAGATTCAGTTTTTTCAAGACAGACTTCTTGTACAGGAATGGAGTGGAGATGAACTCTTTGCCACATCGCGCAGTCGCGGCTCGCTCGGCTCCGCATTTCTGGAGAATGCGCTGACGGGTGTTCACAGCGGGTCACCCTTAGCTATACAGCATAATGCTACTCCTGGTCGTCTGAGACTTGCGCTGCCCCTTGTAGGATGTCAGGATGCGGATGATGGCGGATTTCCTCGAATCTGTGCAACGGAGCAGGCATTTCGTGTGCGCTGTGTACTACGGAAACTGGAGGACCTCGTAGAAGCCTCTGATGGCCGACCGAAGCCTACGCCTTGGGGAGTCACAGGGGCAGGTAGGAGTGATTTCCAAATTGTCACGGCCGCTGGAGCAACTCCTGTAAGATTTACAACACTCGGTCGCCTGGAGATTCCTGCACCGACCATCCAATTGGAGACTCGGCATATTTATACCGATAGGGAAATGCAGGACACTATGCGCGGGACTGTGCTTACTGTGCCCTTTGAGCGCCAATATGAGAATAACTTCACACAGGGTCAAATAGACTATGCTCCATTGTCACGAAGTGGAACAGCGTATGTCACACGTCGCCTCGATGCAGACCATCCTGCTGCTCGTATGGTCATGACCTTTCGTACACAGCCTGCGCTACAAGCCAATCAACGCTGGCAGTATACAATGGATGTCAGCGGAGGACAGGCTTATAGTGCAATGTCGCTGATTATTGCTGGTCGTGACAGAGAGACATCATGGGATTCACTCGTGTGGCACGAGTTGGTACAGCATGCTAAAGAGGAGCGAGACTCGGGATATAATCTCTCTTTTATGAACTGGGCTCTTGGCGACATCGTAGGACGGATTGCTCCCTTTGCACGGCAATTGGAGGGTTCCATTAATTTTACGACGGCTGATAGGCCTACACTCTTAATTACGCTGGCTGCCTTGCCAGGGTCACCCAATACATATTTGGATGTCTATGTGGAGACATGGGCGGCACTCGAGTTTGAAAAGGGGAGGTCTGCGTTACTGTTTGGTAATTAGGCGCGACGAGTATGGTTCTTACGATTCGCCTTACGATTCTTGCGCGAGCGACCACCCTTAAGCGCCTGCTTGCCGCTCCATAGAACACTCCCAATGCCAGCTACGCGCTGCGCTGTGCCCTTCGCAACTGATTTAACGCCACTCGCAGCTGCACGCGCAGCATTTGCACCAACGCCAATGCCAGATGAGGCTGTATTACTCATTCCCATGTCATAGTTCTGCTTTAACTCCGCAGCATCTCTGCCTGAGATAGTAAAGTTCGGTTTTCCAACCCTAACTATATCGACTTCAAACATACCCGTAGTGTAATTAAAATAGACCCACTGAGGCCCTACTCCAGACGCTTGAGCAGCAGTGCGCGCGCCCTTCTGGCGAACTGTATTCGTACCAAATCCAAAGCTCCAACCGGTTTTCTGAGCACCAGACATTCTATACTAAATATTGAGATTTAATAGAATGGTCGCCAAGAACAGAACTCGTAAACATAAAAATCATCCGAAATCACCGATTGAACACCACCACTTGCTTGTACGCTTTGAAACGACGACCTGCCCTTCTAAAGCCGACATGGAGGGCGTCAAGAAGAAGTTGAACCACCTAATCTACGACCTCTCCATGAATTTTCTCGGTGAGCCGCGTGCGTTTTATGTGAGCGAGCCAAAATGGAATGAAGGGCTGACCGCCGTGGCTCCGATTCAGACTTCGCATATCGCTTTTCATTTCTGGAAGAGTCCGCCGCACTGGATCCTTCATCACCCGAAATCAAAGTGCCTTCTACAAATGGACATCTATACATGTGGCACCTTCACTCCTCATAAAATCGCGCGTGTCCTTGAAGAGTTTAGTACATATAAGCCAACACATGTTGACTTGACACTACTCAATCGGCAAATGACACTGTATATAGACCGACAGCGAAAATGGGATGCACGAAGCCCCAAGTTATGGAGCGATTGGCTGGCTGAAATAGAAGGAGGAATCTAAGTAGGATGAGGGATACGCTCTGGGTTGGATTTCTTCTGGTCTTAGTCTTTGTCTCCAATTATTATGTCCAAGTACTTGGAGATAAATTCTACAAGTCTGACCAAAAAGGTAAAATCTTTGATCTACTCCATGTAACAGTTCCCGACTTACATGAATACAAAGCCTATAATAATGTGATTATTACGCTAACTGCGCTCTCTTTCTTTTTTATCCCGAATCCTCTTCCCATTGTAAAGGAGTTTGGTGCAAAGTTTCTCCTGATTATGGTGGTTCGTGCGATTACGACAATTGCTACAATTCTTCCAAAACACGATAAGTGCGATACGGCAATGGGATGGGTCCATTATTTTAAGGGCAATTGCTACGACAAAGTGTTTAGTGGTCACACTGCCTTTGTCTTGCTGGCTACGCTGATTTTCTGGAGGCAGGGAATCATCAGTCCCGCATTCTTTTACTTTATTAACATACTCAATATGGCGATGATTATCTTAACGAGGTCACATTATACTGTAGATGTTATACTCGCTGTTGTGATTACATATCTAGTCTATGACGGCGATTACCACGTCTTTACTGATTTTTTTAAGGCTCGTAAATAGGATGGAGGGGCGTAAAATACCCAGAATTACACACCAAATTTGGCTACAGGGTTGGAATGCGCTGCCGCCAAAATTTGCCGAGAATGTCAATAGTTTGAGGACCTTAAATCCTGGATACACGCATATGGTCTGGGATGAGAAGAGTCTTCGTGATGAATGTAGAAAACTGTTTCCAGCCGTTCTCGCAAAGTTTGAGTCATATACACACTTTATGCAGAAAATAGAATTTGGCCGCCTTGTTATCCTGTTCAACTACGGTGGTATAACTGTAGATACCGACATGAAATCTCTGAAACCAATTGATACAACTCCGAAGATTGATACTGCTGAACTAATTGTCAGTCTCTCAGCCTTTCCAGGAAATATGATAGGCCAGACAAATAATGCAATTGTCTTGGCAAAACCTCACCATCCGCTCATTCTAGAACTAATTACTCGAATGACAAATTCAACAGTAAAGGAGGGAGATTTCTTAACAAAAGAACTCTATCTAAATGGAACCACAGGTCCTGCTATACAAAATAGTTTTTTTCATGAGCATAATGGTGAAATCGTCTTTTTAGATCACAGTTACTATGAGCCGTGTTTCTCAGTAGACCCTGTCTGTAGACCTTCAGCAGAGTCCATAATGGACCATAAACATGAAATGTCTTGGATGTCAGACTGGATGAAGATAGTCTGTAAGATTCTGATTGGACTATTTTATGCGGTACTTTTTGTAGTTCCGCTTGCAGCGGCTTATTGGGCGTATAGACGATTTACCGGTAAAAAACGAATCTTTCCTACTAGGTAGAGAATGGCATATACATTTCGTTGGGTTCCTACACCTGGCCAGGATAACGGATTTGTAACAAATAATTCTGGAGTAGGGCGTTTAATCCGAGATCAAACACAACAAAATCCATTTGACTCTCCACTCTATGTCTGTTTTCCTCCCACATCATTTCAGGGCGGAGATTCAGGTGCTTCTACACTGTATGATTTTGCCAAACTATTGGCAACAACTGGACAAACAATGACAGTACAAAATCCAGCAATAAATTATAATGGTAAACAAATAAAAAATTATGGAAATTTTACATTAAATGGTAATCCATGTGGAACCTATGAATATAATATACTTGGTGGTGGAACAACTCTAACGCAAGCAATGATAGCAACATTATTTAGTTCTACACAAGACAGTGTTAGTTCATGGATTGTCTGTAGGGGTAATTTAACAATTCCTGATAATATATATCTTATCCCAACTAACAATGCAAGTTATACACCACCATCTACGGTTACATATTTAAATCCACCGGACCCAAATGCTCTTCGAAAACTCTTTATGGTTGTATATGTAACCGGTAATCTATTATTTGGATCAGGTGGTTCTACTATTTCTATGAGTGCATGTGGAGCTAATACAGATACAACAGGGGCAAATATTACATCATTTGCTATACCCATTGCAACTGGTATTAAAAACGGAGGAACGGTTAGCCCAGTCATTCAAGCAACAGGTGCTGCAGGAGGTGCAGCATATAGTACTGGAGGAGGTTATAATGCTGGTAGTTCTGCGAGTGGATCTGTAAGTTTATTATCTACTGGTGGTGGAAGTAGTGGTAGACAGCAATCAGGTGGTATAAGTGGTGCGGGTGGAAGTGGAAGTCCATTTTCAGGAGGTGCAGGTGGCGGCGGTATGCAAAATAGTGGTACAGCTAGTGCTGGCTCTTCACGCGGTGGAGCAGGAGGTTCAACTCCAGATGGAATTGCTGGTACAGGTAATCCAGGTGGAAATAATGGAACAGGTGGTGTATTAGTTATTATTTGTGAAGGTTCAGTTAGTGGTGCAGCTAATATATTAGCAAATGGTGTAAGTGGAAATGGAGCCTTAAACGCAGGAGGTAGTTCAGGCGGAGGTGTTGCTGTAGTAATTCAGTCTGCAAGTGGTGGAACTTTTAACCAATTTTATGCTAATGGAGGTTATGGAGTATACGGTGTTATTGGCGGCAATGGCAGCACAGTTACTTATGGTATAAATAGCTAAATCTATAGTATTTGTCTAAAGACTTCAAATGAACCTATAGAGAGATGTCGAGTAGACCTCGTGGTGATATAACAACCCTAATCGATTTGGCTACCCGTGATAGTCAAGACGATTATTTTACACCACTTAATTCTGAGACAACATGGTTTGCTCGCGACCAGGAACGACGCAATCGCCCTTTTGTACCCGCTGTGCAGAGTTTCGCTTTTCGTGGTCCCGCTGCCTTTGGTCAACGCTTCTCCTTTGACGTCGGCTCCATTGCCTGTGGTGACCTCCTCTTTGGAGTGTTTCTTCAAGTAAAACTCGGCCACTGGTTTGACCCTACAACAGTTCTCCGTATCCTGTCAGGCCGTTATCAATATGTCGACCCTAGCGGTGCTTGGTTCTACGCCAACTCTATCGGCACAGTCTTAGTCCAGAAAGCAGAGCTTGAAATCGAAGATCAGATGATTGAAACGATTGATGGTGATTTTGCCTTCACGGCTGGCCGTGTAATGGCTGATACAAATGCTCAGATTGGTATCAATGTAGACGGTACGGGCTATTCAAATCTAACACGTTTGAAGTCCTGGAATCCTAATCGTGTCTTTCCCACCGAAGGAGGAAAACTCATGATACCTTTAAGTTTTTTTTTCAGTCGTGCAAAACTGAAGGAGGCCTTTCCACTCATTGCGTGCCGTGAAGGGACGGTTCGTATTCACATTACCCTACGGCCGTTTATTGATTGTGTACGAGTCGCAACTGGTCTCCGTTCCTCCTGTACGGCCACGCCACTTGGAGAGACTTTCAGTTTTATTGATAATGGCCTCCCCTTCCGACCCACAATTCAAGTCACAGCCGCGGCCGATCCACCTGCCTTTGAAGATTTCAAGTTAGTGACTTATGGAGCCTATGTAAGTGGTCTTGTCCGTGAGCGTATGCTCTACACCCCCTTTGAAATGCTCTATCGTGGAGTCCAGACATTTACATTTTCTGAGCCCATGAAATATCTAGTGAACAAATCGGCCGGCGATACAATTACTGTTCAATTACCGCTAGAGGCAAATCATCCAATGGAGGAGATTATCTGGTTTGTACGACGCAAGGCGGCCATTGTTGAAAACAATGAATGGACGAATTATAGTTCAGTCATTAGTGCCGAATTTGACCCTACCTTTAATCCACCGAAGGCATTTGTAGTCTCTGCGGTCATACAAGTCAACGGAATTGAACTGATTCGTGCAGAGGAGGAGTATTTCCGTCAACTCTTGAGTCGCCATCATCTTGGAGGAATTACCTCTTATGCTTCCTATATCTATGGCTATCCGATTGCGAGAAAACCATCCGACCATCAGCCGACTGGAACACTCAATGCCTCACGTGCGCAGAGTGTGCGCTTGACCCTCACTGTAAGTCCACCTGGTGGAGTCTATAACCAGGAATGGGAAGTGGTTGTCTATGTTCTTGGTCTACGCTGGCTTCGCTTTGAGAATGGAATTGGAAATCAGATGTTTGATAGCTAATAATGCTTACAAAAATTTGAAGTTCGTTGCTGGCACTATACAATTCATCACACAATGGCTACTACAGCTCCTCGTCGTTTTAACAAGTACCCAAATCGGGTTGATAAGGAGCCAAAATGTGCACATACCTTTGCAAAGACTCTCTTTGAAAATGAAGGTGCAAAGTTTGAGAATAATTCACTGACAAATACAGGCTGGGCACATATTCATGTAGCCTTTATCGTAAAGCGTGGCAAGATTCTTGCGGAGGCTTGTAATCAGTTTGGTGCTCGTCATATGGGCTGTGGCTATTCGGATTGGAGTATTCATGCTGAGCGTGCGGTCGTCAAGAAAATCGGTAATACCGACTTGCTTCGTGGAGCGGATATGTATGTCTTTCGCATGGGTCGTACACCACAGAGTCGCTTCTCACAGCCATGTCAGTCGTGCGAGGTCTTCTTGAAGAAGTGTATGAAAGAGTATGGCCTGCGGTTTGTCTTCTATTCTATCTAACGGGCTCATAGATAGATGGTCGCGGCACTCCTCAAAATCCTTCAATCTGGAATTCAGGATGTGCGACTCCTGGCCCCAAAGGGGCAGCCAAAAATCGATTTTTTTAAGAAGGTTTTTATCAAGGCGGGTCGATTTACAACGCAGTGGTCACGGATTGATTTCGACCAAATTCCGGATTTTGGAAAGGCGGCGACGGTTACATTGCCGCGACAGGGGCACCTGATTAGTCGTCTCTATCTTGTTGTGAATCTGCCCGATATTGTTGGTCCGCAACTGGCAGCGTCGGCGGCGGCCACTGCTGCTGGACAGACACTTCTAGGACCGACCTTCGGTTGGACAAATTCTCTCGGTCATGTGCTTGTCAGCACTGCACAGATTGATATTGGAGGGTCTCGTACAGAAGTGCTTGATTCTCAGCTTCTTGAAGTTCTCGATGAGTTTCGCACTCCACTGGAGAAAGTTACTTCCGTGAATCGACTCATTCAGCGGTATGACAACGGCTTTACTAAGAGAACAATTGGCTGGGACCCTCAGAAGCGTCCAGCACAAGTGGCTGTCCCACTGCCCTTCTGGTTCAGTCGAGGCGATGCTGGAGCCTTTCTGCCGATTGACGCAATCAGTACAGATGCCGTGAAGCTCACAATTAATTTTGCTCCCATTGGTGACACCTATGTAAGTGATATTGTAACGGACCCTACAATTACACTTCAACTAGGCAAAGTCTATCCACCCATTCTGGGTTCACCCTTCTATGTTGCGAATCCAGAAGGTACATTTACATATCTTGGACAGTCCGCATCGATTCTTCCTGGAGTCTCAATGCCCCTCATACAATCACTTGGAGACACATATTTAATGGCGGAATATATCTATCTCGACAAGGCCGAAGCGAACCGCTTCCGTCTTGCTGATATTTTATTGCCGGTTCCGCAGCACTATCGTATTGAACCCTATGATACGCGGAACTTTCCTAAAGTCTCAGTGCCACTGCGCATTCCCAATCCAACACGTGATATTTTCTTTTATGCTGGGCGGTATGAAGCACCGAGTTACAATGCTCCCTTCTTAGCAACACGTGACTTGAGTGGAGTGGGCTGTACAGTAGCACCTTGGTGGCCCGATGCAAGCGGTCTGAATGCTGCGTATTTTACAGGCGACTATGTACCTGGATATAGTACACGAGATTCCGACCCAATCAGTGATATTGCCTTTATCTATGAAGGCCGTCTTGTACGGTATGGTACAGAAGTCTCTTCACTGTTTCGCACAATTCTGCCAAGTATCAATCAGAGAAAATCACCCTGGGTCAATCGATATTACTATAATTTGCCGTTTGGCGTTATGAATGGATTTATGGCACCGAGTCAACCATCTGGTGAAGCGAATCTTGATAAGATTCGGCGAATCGATCTAGAGCTGACAATTGCCGCAGATAGAGGCTGCCTACCTGGTACGGGTGTAGAGAGATTCTGGATTTATATCTGGGCAGAGACGTACAATATCTTCCGTATTTATGGTGGTCGTGCGGCTCTGATGTTCGCCTACTAAACGCAGTAAAAATTTGAAGTTGCTTTGTTACTATACCATGAGTATACAAAATGGCACAGCAACCCAATTACGCCCTCATGAATGAGCAAATTGCCATTATCGAGAATACACTCGATAGTGCGAAAGTTCTATATAACCAAATGACACAGGGAGATACTCCAATTGTATTTGAAGACTATACAGAGTTGCGCGAGCTCTATTATGAACTTGCCGATACGATTACTAATTACTTTGATTACCTTCACGAGTGTAATATCCCGCAAAAGGACTCCTATCTATTTCAGTTTCTTTACGGAAAGTATTATCAAATTGAGGTAATTGATAATATTGATTATCTCCTTAATGAACTAGATAAACAGGCCGCGGAAGAAGTCGATGCAAATTAAAACTCCCTCTAAGAAGAATGACAACGGAGCCTGGATATCTCTACTGCATGACAAATCCTCTTTTTGATGGTATGGTCAAGGTTGGTTTCACCAATATGAATCCTGCTGAAAAGGCCGAGGAGCTCTCAAATGGTCCCGTTCCGATTCCCTTCGAAGTCGCCTTTGCGAAGAGAGTAACTGCCGCGAATGAAAAGGAGAAGGTTCTGCACAAGTTACTTGAGAAGTATACAAGCCGTGTCCATCCTGCAAAGGATTTTTTTAAGGTGAGCAAGGAGGCAGTCGCCGAGTTTTTTGAATTGATTGAAGGTGAGGTGTGGAGTTCCGAAGCCGTTATTTCCGCCGATATCTGGAAGGCATTGACCGACCGTGTATTTGATATCCTCAAGAAAGAATACCCGAAGTGGTCACTTGTCAATCTTGGACAGGCCAAGATGCGTGTGGCGAGCGCAATCAAGAATAAGTATGGAGTCAACACAGTTCCTACTGTAGAACAAGTGAGAGAGGCGATGTCAGGAGAGACCGTGACTCCAATCTGATTGTCTCTTTTGATAAGAGTAGACAACTAAGTAAATAAAAAAAGCAATAAATCCTAAAAAAATAATAACCATACTTGTAATACCACAAACATTAAGAGCCCTGTGATACAGTCTCTTATGCTTTATAAAATGCTGTAGAATAATTTCATTACTCTGCGAACAATCACAGCATATCCTACGAGATTGAATCTGATTAAATGGGGCTGTTTCACCGTCTGGAATTTCAACTGATTCAGATGAATCGTGGCGCGTCATCTCTGTCTTTATTTTGAAGAACTGGATTTAGGCTCCTCGAGTACACGGAAATCATTTAGAGGTGTGACCCTACGAAAACGCTGGCCAGTAATCACGGTACTCATCTCAAAGGTTCGCCCCTCATGTCTACCCAGCTTTTGCTCCTCCTCCTTTTGAAGTGTGCTTCGTAGTCGGTCCGCAAGTGTAGTTGTAGGAGAGGAGGGTGGCGCATCAGGAAATCGATGAGGGGAGGAGGGTGGCGCATCAGGGTGAGGGGGTCCAGTATCATCGACAATTGCATAGACATTTGGCTGAATAGGCTTAGCAATATCATAAAAGGAGTAAGTACGGGATGAACGCGGCTTTGGATTCTTAATTGAGACTTTAGCAAGGGGTTTCTGTATTGACGGAGGAAGTTCAGGAAAGGGTGGAGTTTTAGGAATATGAATCACAACATCTGGCTTTACAGGTGGAAGAATCGGAATCTCCTCATCATCATCATCATAAGCAAGAGCTGAAAACCGATTTGCACTCATGGATGCTTTTTACATGACTTCTTGAGCCACATCAAGTTCAAATTTAGGTAGGGGAAAATTTGTTTTATATGGGCATTGTAAGAAAAGGCAGAATGAATCTCGTCATCGTCGAATCACCTGCAAAGTGTCAAAAAATCCAAGGATTCCTCGGTCCAGGTTGGCGCGTCATTGCCTCCATGGGGCATATCCGTGCTCTTGAAGAGGATTTGGGAGCCGTTGGACTTGAGGCTGATTTTGAGCCGCGATTCCAGTGGCTGAAAGAAAAATCCAAGGCGATTGCTAGTCTCAAGGAGGCTGCACAAGGTGTCACAAAGGTCTATCTGGCAGCAGATGATGACCGTGAAGGTGAAGCCATTGCATACTCTGTAGCACTTCTTCTAAAGCTCCCTGTGGCGACAACTGCACGAGCCGTTTTCCATGAAATTACTGAAAAGGCGGTCAAGGCAGCCGTTGCAAAGCCGCGTATTCTTGACATGAATCGTGTAAATGCGCAGCAGGCGCGGGCTGTGCTTGACATGATGATTGGCTATACAATTAGCCCGCTACTCTGGAAGCATATCGCGCATGCTCTCAGTGCGGGTCGGTGTCAGACACCTGCACTGCGACTTGTTGTGGACCGTGAACGAGAGATTACAAACTTCAAAGTGAGTTCCTCATGGCGAGTGAAGGGAGTCTGGTCTGATTTGCCTGCGGCTATGACAGAGGACCTTGAAGATGAGGACTCTGCTCAGAATTACTTGGAGAATATCTATAATGTCATGGAGGGAACTGTACAGAAGGCGGAGACTAGGCCCTGGACAGAGGCAGCACCGCGACCTCTTATTACAAGTACACTTCAGCAGGAGGCAAGTGCTCTACATGCGATGAATCCGAAGTTCACTATGCAGGCCGCACAGCGACTCTATGAGGCAGGACACATCACCTACATGAGGACAGATAAGGCTGTGATTTCGGAGGAGGCAGTGACGGCAGCCCAGGCCTGGGTAAGGGCTGCATTTGGTGTTGAGTATATTGGGGCCCTTGGGGCCCTTGGGCCAGCACCCGCAGCTCCAAAGAAGAAAACAAAGGCTGCTGAGGCGCCTACAGGGCCCGTAGCTCCTCAAGCACAGGAGGCGCACGAGGCGATTCGTCCCACTCACTTTGAACTGACTGAGTTGCCGGCCACTGAAGATTGGTCCGCACCAGATCGCAAGCTCTATAAACTCATCTGGAATCGCGCAGTTCAGAGTGTAATGGCTACATGCCGCGGCGATACTCGCAAACTCATCTTTAGGGCAAATGGTGACCCGTGTGAATTTGATTGGAGCACTGCCGTGAAGCGCACAACCTTTCAGGGTTGGCGGCGCCTTGGCAACACGGCCAATCTGGATGAAGAGGAGGAGACGGCAGATGCGGAAGCTGAACTCTGGAAGAGAGTCAGTGGAATTGAGACGGGAAGTGTGCTCCGCTGGTCAAGCCTTGAAGCGTACCCGCATGAGACAAAGGCCGCAGGTCGCTTTACAGAGGCAACTCTTGTTCGTGAACTGGAGAAGAAGGGTATTGGTCGTCCAAGCACCTTTGCTGCTCTTCTAGCGTCCATTCAAGATAAGAAGTATGTTGAAAAGGTGAATAAGCCCGCACAGAAAGTTCAGCGCACTCGTTATAAGCTTGTACCGAATCAGTGGCCAGCCACTCGCGAGACCTTTGAGCAGAGCATTGGTGCGGAGAAGGATAAGCTGGGGCCGACGCCACTCGGTGAACGGGTCATGGGATTCTGTGCTGATAAGTTCAGTGACCTCTTTGATTATGGGTTCACTGCACTTATGGAGACACGGCTGGATAAGATTGCCGAGGGCCAGGAGGAATGGAAGAAGGTACTACGCGATACATGGGCATCGTACAAGGAGCGTTATGAGACTCTGAAGGCTGTGCCATCGGCAGTTGTCAATTCTGAGCGTCAGAAGGAGTTTGGAGATGGTCTGAAGGCCGTGCAGTCTAAGAAGGGGCCGTTGATTCTTATTGAGGACAAGGAGGATAAGGAGAATACGAAGTTCTATGGGTGGCCAGAAGGGGTGAAGTGGGATGATTTGACTGAGGAGACTGTGCGAGCCTTTGTAGAAAAGAAGAAGGTTGAGATGGGCGGCGATTTAGTGGGCACTATTGATGGCAAGAAGGTTGAAAAGAAGAAAGGACCGTTTGGTGTCTATGTGGTGTGGGGCGATGTGAAGTTGAGTATTGTAGGTACGGAGACAATGGAGGAGATTGAAACAAAGTTGCGTGAAAAAGCTGGAGCAACTCTTCATGTGCTTGGACCCTTTGAATTCCGTAAAAGTCAATACGGTATCTATATGTTCAAGAAGGACTTGAAGGAGAAAAAGTTCGCAGGAGTTCCTGATGGGATTGATATCAAAGGTCTTACCGAGGCGGAGGCGGTGAAAATTTATCAAGAGAGCTTGAAGAATAAGGCGAGAAACTTTACGCCTGGGGGAGGAGGGAGGGGAGGTGGTCGTGGAGGTGGTCGCGGAAGAGGCCGTGGTGGTTGGCGTGGTCGCGGTGCGAAAGCGTAAATTTGAGCTACACGCGTGCACATATTTTTTGTAAGAAATGGTCGGCGTATCAGTCATTACCTCCACTGCGAATCGAGCGCGATTTATGCAACGGCTAATAAGCATGTACAAGTATCAGACATATCCGCATGAGGATATGGAGTGGATTATTCTGGATGATGGCGAAGAATCTGTAGAAGAATTCTTTAGAGAATTATATTTGCCCAATATTCGCTATATTCGTTCTGAAGTGCGGCAACCGATGGGGATGAAGTTAAATCGGCTAATCTATGAGGCTCGCGGTGAAGTTATTGTTGTTATGGACGACGATGATTATTATCCTCCAGAGCG